CGCACAGGACGAACATGACGCTCTGCTGGCAGTTCTCAAAGGTGTTGCTGCTCACGAAGTTAGCCTCGGCACGACTTCCGGTATGATCGACTTCGACACCAACGCAGATACAGCAGGTGTTGGCGCATTCGTTGACGTTAACGCTGCTGGCCTGCACGGCGCAGCCGCTACTGGCGCTGGCGATGCTCGTAAACTGTTCGATAGCTCCGCTATTGGTGCTGCTCGTGGTGAGCGCCTGTTCCGTTCCATCGGAGCAGCTTTCAAGGACTATGAACCGGACTTCATGTACATGGTGACTTCGCCTGAAGTTATGGCTGAAATGCGTGCTGCCAACCTCGTTGACGAAACAACCGTCACTGAAGGCAACATCGAATTCACGACCATCTTCGGTGGTAAGTTCCGTCTGATTATGACTCGTGCTAACCAAGGCAACCTGTCGGCTGAAGCTGAAGTTAACGCTCAGTCCACCAAGACGACCTTCATCATCAAGCCGGGTTCCGTTGCTTCCGCAGCTATGCCTGTTCCGACGCCGGTTGAAGTTGACCGTAACGCTGCTTCCTACGCTGGTGGTGGCTCAACCAACGTTTGGTATCGCTGGGGTTATGCGATGCACCCGATGGGTTACGACTGGGCTGGCGCAACTACTGCCTTCGCTACAGACGCTGCCTTTGGTGCTGCCGCTTCGTATGCTCGTAAAATGGACGCACTGAACTTGGGCATCCTGCCGATCTTCCACGCTTAATAGACTAGGAGAGTGAACTAATGGCACTTGTACTCAATACAAACAGCTACGTTTCGATAGCAGACGCTGATACATACTTTGAGACTCGTATCGATAGTGCCAACTGGGTTGCCGCTGAAGACGAACTCAAAGAACAAGCTCTTGTCACAGCTACTTCGCTGATTGATGATAATGCTTGGATTGGTTCTGCTGTTAGTTCCTCTCAAGCCTTGGCTTGGCCTCGGAAGAACGCTATTTACTATGATGACCGTTTGGGTCTTCAAGTGACTATAGCTGAAACCGAAGTACCGAGTCGTGTTAAGACTGCTATATACGAACAAGCTTTGCATCTGGTAGACAATGAAGACGTCCTTATGGGGCAGACTCAGACCTTTGAGTCTATCTCTGTAGGGTCTATCAGTCTCTCAGATAGCAATGGTGACACAACACGAGTTCCTATGAAACCATCTACTGCTCTTAAACCTATCCGACCGCTTGTTCGCAAGGGTGCAACAGGTGTTGGCGGTATGTGGTGGAGGGCTAATTAATGTCCCTTAAAGCTAAAATTAACGCTGCTGTGGATAAAGCTTTTGCAGCAATCGGTGATTTGGCTGTTTCAGCAACTATCTCTAATAAGACAGTATCTTCCTACGATTTTGCTACAGGTAAAACCGTAGGAGGAACTTCTTCCAAAACTGTTAAAGTTTTTATAGAAACAACAAACAAACCTTCTGATGGTGCTTTTCAAAGTACTGCTCTTATGAAGTCTAATACGTCTGTTGATGGATATGATACTTTAACTGTTGGTAGCACTGTATACAAAATTACTGATCACGTAGACGATGGGTTTGTTATTACCCTGTCGTTAACACGGGAGCAAGTATAATGTATGACACGATACTTAGAGATATTGAAACAGTCTTTGGTTCTTCTAGCTGGACTACTCATAACATCAAAACTGTACCTGATAACTACTTAGGTACTATTGGTAGTAACGATGAGTATGTTCTAGTAAAGGTTATGCCGTCTGATGGCTTTTACCTTGCTTATGGTGTAGAGAAACAAACAAATGGCTTAGTAGCAGTTAAAATTTTTGTTAAAGCAGGTGAAGGTCAAAGTCGCGTAATGGTTATTTCCGACATACTTGACACCTTGCTTGAGAATAAAACATTACCTAACGGTACAAGGCTTAAGACATCCTATTTAAACGTAGAAGGGCTAGACCCCCAAAACAAAGCACTCTACAGTGCATCCTATATAATTCCATTTACTAAATTCGGAGAATAAATAAAATGGCTCACATTTCATCTTTGGGTGCAGGTATCTTTACATACCTTGACATCTTTACAGGCACGATCCCTGCCGGAACAGACACAGCTGCTGAATGCGCGGCTCTGTTTGTTGGCAGCACTCCCGGTACTGTAGACGCAGACGTTAAGCGTATGCCTTCTGTGCGGGAATTCCCCGCTGTTGGTACACCGGCAAACATCGTTAACGTTCCTGTCTATGGTCAAAAGACCTCCTCGCAGGTTCAAGGTCAAGCTGATGCTCCTAGCCTTGAAGTTACTGTTAACTACAATGCTGGCGACATGGAAACCTTCCACAACCTGATCGGTCAACAGTGTGTTTTCCGCTTTATGATGTGCGCAAGCGCAGTCACAGAAAACGAAGGTGCTG